GCAGTCTGAGAACTGGCACAAGGGGGGTTGCGATGCCCCCCGATCCCTGCCATACTACACACATCAACCACAAACACTCCATGAAAAAGATTGAACGTCAAATGAATGATGCTATCACTACATCGAAAGATTGGAAGAATAGCAATACTGAAGTCATCACTTATACCAACTGTTCTGATGTCTACCTCTACAACAATCTCATCGCTCGTATAGGCACAACCTGGATCGAATTGTTCGATGGTGGTTATCAGTCAGCAACCACAAAATCGCGCCTCAATGCTATTCTCTCTACTCATGGTTGCGAGAATGAGTATGTCTTTCAGAAGAAAGGTGAGTGGTTTCTTAACTTTCAAGGAGCACCAATTCCTTTCTTTTCGGGAATGAGACTGAACTGAAAATGAGAACCAAAACATTAACACTCAAGTCCCCCAATAAAATGAAACTGCTTTCCCTGATCTTTCTCATTAGTTTTATATTCTTCCCATCAGTCAGGTATACAACTGCTGATGTATTAAGGTCTACTGCATCACTCATCTCACCCCAATACTAATCAAACAAAATGATACGTTACGAAGTCAGATACCAAGTTCCGTATAACAATTTGGAATGGAGATCTCAATGGTTTAATACACTGAATGAAGCAGAAAGAATGGTAGAGTTTTATCTGTCTTGTGGATCAAAGTCTTATCTTGCATAACACAGAGAGAGGAAGATGTTTTTGCCTCTGCTATACAACAAAGTTACATCGTAGAGTATAGATAATGGACTCAAAGTAGGTGGTGTATGTGTTAATGAGAGAGGACTGGTTATCCTCTCTTTTTTTATGTTTCATAATACCATCTACATCCTTTCCAACTATAACGAGAGGGGTTTTTTAGTGCCTTTCTAATTCCACTATCTCCACCAGTTCCTAATACTCTACCTGCCTCTCTTGCGCTTCTAAAATGATAAACAATTTGTCCATCTAATATACGCTTACCGTAGATGGGTTGATTGATAGTTTTGTTTTCAATCTTTTCCCATTTGTATCCACCAGCAGTAAAACCTTTTTGTATTGCTCTTGTGATATTTCCGTTTGGAATGTTTAATTTTTCTCCAGCATCTCTTATTGAATTAAACTCAAGAACTTCGCCTGTTTTTATGTGAGTTGCTCTTACTTTACAACGCAAATGTTTTCCATCACCTCTTACCTTAAAGTCGTTTTTTCTCTCCTTAAGTGTTGCTCTTATGTTTGCAATGTGGTTATCGCTTTTGGGTACACCTTGCATTGTTGATGATATTTTTTGTCTTACATCTTCACGAATAGTTTTACTTTCTTCTCCACCAGTTGTTGCATTATAACCCTTGTTATATGTGTCGAATTGTTCTATCCAATAGATTTCTCTTTCCGAGAGTTTGTCTATAGGAATGTCCTCCTCAATTACACGGATAACAAACATTCCAATGCCGTACTTATTGATTGCACGATATAAAGGTCTGTCGCTATATGTCTTGCTTTCTTGTATGTGTTGTCCCCATCTTTTGCTCAAATCTTGTTGCGTTTGTCCAATATATCTGTGCCCATTTACTTTATTGAGAATTGAATAAATGATGCCAGTTGTTTTCATTTAGTGTATGATAGAATGTTGTACTATATATGATAAAATGCTGTACTAAATGATATTCTTAATCGTATTGTTATTGATAATCATTCGCAATAAGTGTTGTTCTTAAATGTCTCTGAGTGTCGTTATCTTTGGCGTCAAGCTATCACACTCGCAGCAAAATGTCAAGCACCCCGACATAAAACTCCACGTCCCAGAGTGTTCTCAAACCCCCACAAAGACCTCACAAAACTCTAAAAACCCCTCATAAATACTCCCAACCCCTTGACAGCTACTCCCAGGCATCTTATAATACTCCAATAATACTCAAGGAGCACACTTATGTCGGTTGCGTATCATCAGGCACAAAAGCAAAAGTATCGTGTGACCATTGAATTAGAGGTCCTCAATGACTTTGACCCGCACAATTTGGATTGGGAGAAGATCTTTGATCTCGAACCTGCAGAGAAGGTATCAGCATATGTAGAGGACCTAAGTTGTCCCGATAGGTGGTAATATGGGTTCTTAAGTGTATAAATAAACTCATAAGAGACTAACAGTAAACGACAGAACATTCAGCACAACTTTATACCTAGAGAGCACAACAGACAGTTAACCTGGTGAGATAAGTCTTTCGTTCTGGATTATTAGAGTTCACTGCTACATTCCGTCAGTAATCGTTACTATCTTATGAGTTGATTCGTTTATATTATACAGGCGTACAGGGTTTAACGTTAGTGTTCCCGATTTGCCGAGTCATTGTGTATTAGGTTATGTGGTTAAGCTATATCCAAGAACTTAAGAATCCGAAAAAGCAGTGGACTTTTCGGAGGTTTTTTGCTGTCTGGATTTATACTCACAAGACCTTAAGTGTTAGTAACTCCTGGGGCCTTCAAAGTGTTCCTATGGTATGAGCACTGCCACCAACACGATGAGCACCACTTTCCAAGCAAATGTTCTGGATACCAGCTATAACGGTTGGGAGAATTATGAGACCTGGAATATTGCTCTCTGGATCAACAATGATGAGAGTTTGTATCACCTTGCTTCTGAGTGTGGTGACTATGAAACCTTCTGTGATTGTCTAGGTTCGAGTGCAGTAACTGGTGATGGGGTTAAGTATAACAATCCCAAGGTAAATGTCATTCAGATTAACTCTGAAGTGTTCGACTTCTGAGTTACACTTAAGCACCGTACAGTATACTGTACACTTTCGAATCACAAAATGACTTGGTTTCTTCAAATTCACGATGCAGAGGGTAAGGTTCTCCTTCTCAACCAATCTCTAGGAAACTATAAGAAACACAGCAAATTTGTTGATAATGCTGCAGATAAGATTGTAGCACAGTTTCCTACAGCAAAGCGTTGGCAAGAGCGCCCAGAAGCTTATACCTCTAAAGTCTTTCTCTGATATCAACAATCATGCGTTACATTCCTTCGTCCCGTTATACTCTGGATCAGATCGCAGAGCAATGTCGTGCGGCTATCAATCTTTCTGTAGAGTATCAACAACCAGTCAGCACAGTAGACTATTCTGAATGGATATTCAAGTCGCCCCTAAGTTTAGGTTATGATGCACCGGTATTTCATATGAAGGATTATCCCTCTCTGGTTCGTTGATACACTGACCCAACGGGACGAAGGGGTCATTAAATATACTTCTCCCAGACCACACACATTCTAACACAAAACACACAAAATGTCCAAGTCGATTGCACTTTTTCTTCTCGCTCAAGGTAACACTGGCGATGAACTTCTGTCGATTCTTGATACTCTCGCTGCTGATGCTGTGAGTGATACTGAGGAGAGCACTATTGAATTCATTGAATTCTGATTATTAACAACTGTGTGCTCCCTGGTTGACACTGGGGGGCACTTATGTTAGGATTGGCAGTATAACCCCGCGAGCAGTGTTATGGCGTCGGGGGCGTCGCGGTTGCGGGGGCGTTAATAAAAACCGACCACTACCCTAACCTACAGAGGTGACAAATCGACCTGTAAATATAAAGATCAAAAAAAAATTCCCCCAGGTATGAGAATTCACAAAACTCCTTTTAGAACACGCAGGGGCTCCCCCCCCTTATTTGAATTTCTACAGAGGTGTACTTGCAGGGTGGGTGATAAGATATCCAAAGATTGTGCGGGTGCCTATTGTATTCTTAGTAATACTGATATATAATGCGATAGTAAAATAAATTACCATTAAAAAATTTCTGGGAAAAATTTTTCACAAAATATGGAAAAAATATATCACATATACGCGAAAGACATATGTATAGTTCACTCTCTAAAAGAAGAGGAATTTAATACTACCTGGAAGTCATTGAATAATATGATTGGTTTGTTAAAAACTGATTATACTGAAAAGGATCTTTCTTATGAAGAAGTAATTGTTAGCAAAGAAACAATCTTAAATTCTTCACATTGACAAAAGCATATATATCTGATAAAATTGATCTGAAGGTTGATTAAACTTTATGGCAAAAGGATTCACAGTTAAAGCAACAGCACCTACTCCCAAGACTGAAGATTGGGACTATGATGCAATTAAGGAAAGAATGAGAGGAAAGAGTATTGTTTTCTGTTTACCTGGCAGAGGATGTTCTTTTATCTTTCTCAAAGCATTTGTACAACTTTGTTTTGATATAGTTCAAAATGGAATGGGTATTCAAATTTCACAAGACTACTCATCAATGGTTAACTTTGCGCGATGTAAATGTTTAGGTGCAAATGTTCTTCGCGGACCTAAACAAATTCCATGGGATGGAAAACTACAATATGATTATCAACTTTGGATTGACTCGGATATTGTCTTTGACTCTAACAAGTTCTGGCAACTCTGTGATCTTGCTCTTCCAGAGAATGGTGAAGAAAGAGAAATTGCTGCTGGATGGTATGCAACAGAAGATGGACACACAACCTCTGTCGCACACTGGTTAGAGGAAGATGACTTCCGCAAGAATGGTGGAGTCATGAATCATGAAACTGTCGAGTCTATCAGCAAGCGTCGTAAACCTTTTACAGTTGATTACACTGGATTTGGTTGGGTACTGATTAAGAAAGGGGTCTTTGAGAATCTTGAGTATCCTTGGTTTGCTCCTAAGATGCAAGTCTTTGAATCTGGTGCAGTACAAGATATGTGTGGAGAGGATGTTTCATTCTGTCTTGATGCAATTGAAAAAGGTTTTAAAATTTGGTGTGACCCTCGGATTCGCGTGGGTCACGAAAAAACTCGTATTATCTGATGAAGGTACTCTAAATGGCTAAAGGACAGAATAAGGTTATATTTGAACCTGGAGCACCGAAGAAAACTCGTCAAGGGCGTTCTCCTCGGACTCTTCTCTCGGCAACTTCTCGTAATGGTAAAAAGAAAAAATATAGAGGACAAGGTAAAGGATGAATCCTTACAGTCTAGAACTGTATACCTATCTTGCCCCAAGTAACATTTGTAACGGAGTGGGCGTTTTTGCCTTGGTTGAAATTCCAAAGGACACAGTTATTTGGAAAATTAGAGATGAAGTGTTTAAAGTACCCTGGACTTCAATTCCAGAAGAAATTCATCAACATATGATCTCAATGACTTGGTGTGATAATGAGGGATTTTGGATTGATTGTCATTTAGATC